CGGAAGCGAAGTTGTGGCAGTTGTAACCAAAGTGCTTGAGGCAGGAATAGTCGTACTGTTAACCGATGTCACATTCGGAAGCGAAGTTGTGGCAGTTGTAACCAAAGTGCTTGAGGCAGGAATAGTCGTACTATTCACTGACGTCACATTCGGCAACGAAGTTGTTGACGTATAAACACCATTCGTGACAGTGCCAGCATTGCCATCAATACTCACACCAGTCAAAGTCTGAGAAGCTGAAGAACGGTTAATCGCCAGAGCAGTCGTGCCAACATACATTGTCTGATTCGTGGCAGCCTTACCAGCAACAGTCGAATCCAACGCCGTCAATCGGGCAACAACCGTCGCCGACGATCCCTGCGGATTCACACCAAGAGTCACCTGCACAGCAGACATCGCATCATTGATGTTGTCATGTTGAGCTGCGTGAGGAACAGTAGCCGAATTGAGAGTGTCTGTTGCCGTCGGATTGACGAAAGAATCAACAGCACCTGGATAATTCGTAGCCATGCACACTCCTAGAAAATAGACTCAACCCCAGTGGCAGGGGTAACACTGGGGTTGAGAGATTAGATATTAGTAACCGATTTCCACTGATCGTGATGACGGTCATCAAGCCAAAACTGTTTATGATGAGGAAGAATCGCACCAGTGTGGGCAAAGATAGGAAAACCTAAAGCACCAACCTTGCGACAAAAAAGCAAATCCTCACTGAACCAACGACCATCAATAGCACCATCAAAGAACCAACACCAGTCAGTTCCCTGATTCGGATTCGCCTTCTCACGCACAGCCTCAAGAACACTGCGGTGAACAAGAATCGCACCAGTGCCAGCACCATCAATGCGAATCACAGAATCCTTGGCATAGTCATCAATCGGCAACATCGCACCAGACTCATGCAAGTTATAGATAGCCGGCACAGGTCGCAACACGCCATCATCAAAAAATTGGGCAAAAACCAAACCAGCGACAAACGGCTTATCATCCTTATGGGCCGTATCCACCAGCTTGTCGAAAACATCCACCGACAAAGTTTGGTCACTATCGAGCATGAACAACCAGTCAGCGTGAGAATCATCCAAAAAGTTTTTCACAATAATGTTGCGAGTCCGAGCCAAAAGCCCAGTGCCCTGCACCATTTGAAGTGAATCAATGCGAGTCTTACGCTCACGCATCAACGTCACCAAATCAAGCGTGAGTTGAGCATCAACAGTTCCATCATGCGGAATTGCAATGCACACAGTTTCCTTAGACCTCATCGAGTTTCACGCTCACTCGACGGAAAATCCTGCACATGATCAAGAAGTTCCAACACTTGCTCAATCGTGCCATCGTTATCCAAAACCTTTTGCAAAGCCGTTGCAGCTTCCAGCAAAATAGTTTTCATCCCTGCCATAAAATCAACCCCTGATTTTTGATTGTGTGAATGACAGTGGCGACCCCATCACTGAGGTCGCCACCATCAAAACGAGGCTTAGTAGCCTGAAGGTGTCACAGTACCTGTGCCGGTAATTGCGGTAACAGCCTTGTTGAAGCGGTGTGCAAATGCGACATATTCGTATGACTGGAGACGTACACTAAGGTTTGCCGACAGGACATCTGGCAAAACTCTTGTCTTCGTTCCACCTGAGAACAAGTAGCTGTCATCAAATTTGCCAACCAAGATTGGTGACTGGTTTGTGCCAACTGCGTTCTTTAGAGTTGCATCCAAGTAGACCGGAACGCCCATGATTGCACCTGCTAGACCAGCAGCTCCACCTGGTGTTGCGTTAATGCCCTGTGCATTGAATGGGCCAGCAGCAGTTGGAACGATGATTGGTCGGCTCTGACCGTCAACCTGTGCGGTCAACCAGTACCAAGTCGAAGGTGACATTACGATACCTGTTACATCGCGGAAACGGTTTGTGACAACGCCAGAAATCGCTTTGCTTAATGCACCAATGAAACCAGTGACAGACGGGCTCGTCTCTGTCCACGTTGTTACGACACCGTTAGTTGAGTCTGTTCCAAGGTTCGTGTATCCACGAATTCCACCTGAAGTTCCGTCACCGTTACCAGCAACAGCGGTGTTCAACTGCAACGCTTGATCTGCAATTAAATCGCCGAATACTAAACGGTCAAGTCCGCTAGCAATCGGTGACTGTTCCAAAAGTTGAATTGAAACATTGAGGAAACCAGAAATGGTACGAACAGGTGCAGTCACTGTTGCGGTAACAAGGTCACGAGGACTTGTTGGTGCGTAAGTGCTCGATGCATCTGCTGCCTGGAAGCCAGTGCGACTACCAGTCGTGATCGCAGGGATATTAATCGAATCTGTTCCGGCAGGAAGTGCCATCTCAGTTGCGAGGTTACGAGTTACAGAAGCCGCACGACTGAATTCCGCAAATTCATTTGTCAAATATAGTGGAGGTACGAAATCTCCACCAGAGCCATCAACACGAGTTGTGTCGCGAGTTTCAACTGCGACTTCCTGTTGGTGACGTGCAAGGCGTGACCATGCTTCAGAATCGTTGCGAAGATTCGCAGCAATCATGTCGCGGTAGAACGAGGCATCGCTGCCCTTGTCATAGGTCATTGCTTCACGAGTAACAACAGCAGAACCGAAAGCCTTCACGCCTTCAGTTGCACGAGCTTCAGCAATAGCAGCTGTGCGAACTTCAAGTGCTTCAGCACTTTCAATCTTGCTATCAAGGTCGGCAATTTCTGCCTGACGTGCTTCGACTGCATCTAATGTTTCCACAGATGCCTCGCCAGCAAGCAACGCCTCAGCATCGGCAGCAGCAGCTGAACGAGCTTCTTTCAATTTGTCAACTAATGACATAGCGTTTCTCCTTCAAAGAGAATTGTTGGATATTGTCTTATTCTTGCAATCCGCCGAGGCATAAACGTCGGGGGAAAATTAGGGATTAGCGATTCTTAGAGTTTGAAAACTTTTGCTTCAAATCAAGCATCCGCTTGCGAAGTTCCAAAGCCTCAGCCTCAGCATCTTCCGCAGTACGCATACCGACAGTGGTTGCATCATAAGCGGGCCAGGTAACGACAGAAACTTCAAACAGGTTCAAATCCTGCAATGTGCGAAGTCCGGACTCACGAGTGTCACCATCAGGAGCGACAGTGAAAGCGAAAGACATCTTCGACACATCGCCACGAGAAACAGCCGAAGCCAATTCCTGGGCACGAGGATTCGAAGGATCAAGGTCCGCTTCCATCCACAAACCTGTGTCATCTTCACGCAGGGCCATTGTGCCCGATGCGGTAGAAGCCAAAGGCAACGCATCAGTGTCATGGTTCACGAGCAGGAACACTGGCTCACCTGATTGAAGTGTGCGAGTGAAAGCACCGGGGGCAATCATTTCCCGAAACGATAAGCCAGTGGCTTCTTTGTTGAATTGGGCAGCATATCCGCCGATACGAAGATTGCCAGAATCAGTGCTCAACGCACGAACTTCGCAATCCATCGTAACACGTTCAGCGGACATCATTCGTGACTTGCGTTCTTCCAAAACAATCTCCTCAGAACGTGGGGAAGGCAGAGCAGTGATAATGGTCAAAAGGTCATTGCGATGCACAACAGTCTTATCCGTAGGAATCCAACCATTGCCCTTCGCTTCATAAATACGAATCATGAACACTGGATAATCAGGAGTCGCCTCAAGTTGGAAACCATCAGTTGAAGTCGCTGGGCCTTTAGTGACAACTTTCTCAACCTTGCCACGAGCACGACCACCAGAAGAATCCCACGACACGAACGAACCCTCACCGATACGAGCAGCAGCGGCACGACCTTCAAACGGTGCAGTCATAGTCTTGTCATCAAACTTGTTCGCCATCTTGTCGTAGTATTCCGACACCTTTGCTTTGATGGCATCTTGTTGATCGGCAGGAATATCGACACCACCACGAGCACCAGCCAACACACCAGCGACAGCGAAAATGCCACGAGGCATCGCAGTCAAAGTCTGACCAATAACATCAGCGAACTGCAATTTGTAAGAACCTAATTTGTCCGGTGCAGACTCGTCAACGTAGAAGAACGCTTCGCCATACTTTTCCCAATTCATGGAATCGCCAGACGTGGCATAGGCACGAACACGAGCCTCAGCAGCTTTAGCATCCCACTCAGAGTCACGCTCACCAATCGGCAACTGCATATCGCCAGAAGCCTTCCGCATACCATCAAGCATG